GTGAGCGATGCCAACAGAAGTAAAAGGCGCGGTAGAGCTTAGAAAAGCCCTCAGACAATTCACTCCAGATCTTTCTAAAAAACTGACAAAAGAAATGTCGCTAGCAGTCAGACCAATAGTCAAGACAGCTAGAGGCTACATGCCCAATGAGAGCGAAGTTTTGTCTAATTGGGGAATCTCTGGAAATCGGATTAATGCTGCTTCCTCTGCTTTTAGTAATGCCAAGTTTCCTAAATATGTTTCGGCTATTGTAAAATCCAACATTGGTTTCAAGTCAAGTCCTTCTAAAGCTAATTCTAGAGGTTTCAGATCTTTAGCGCAGTTGTTTAATAAAACTCGTGCAGGTGCGATCTATGAAGTTGCAGGAACTAAAAATCCTTCAAGTAGGTTTGTTGAAAATCAAGATAACAAATTTAATTCTCAGATTAAAGGTCAAGGCAATCGCAGAGGACGCGGACTTTATCGCGCCTATGAGGAAGACAATGGCAAGGCTTTACTAGCTGTGTTAAAGGCTATTGAGAACGCTAAGACTAAACTCAATCAACGCACAACAGTGAGAGGCTAATCGTGGCACAAGTAAAGATTGATATTGCTACCGAGTTCACTGGTAAAAAAGCATTTAAGGAGGCTGAGACTTCTGTCGATAGACTTACTAAAAGCACAAAGCAACTTGCTAAAGGCTTGCTGGCTGTTTACAGCGCACAGAAGATTATGTCCTATGCAAAGGCATCTGTTAAAGCTTTCGCAGAAGATGAGAAGGCAGCAGCCTCATTAGGACAGACTCTTAAAAATCTAGGTCTGGCATACGGCGCAAACGCTGGAACAGTTAATGGATTTATTTCTCGCCTTGAGATGCAGACAGGTGTGCTAGACGATGAGCTACGCCCTGCCATGGATCGCTTCCTTCGCGCCACATTATCAGTTACTAAGTCTCAGGAATTGCTCAACCTTGCTCTAGACGTTAGCGCGGGCACAGGTAAGAGTTTGACTCAGGTGAGCCAATCGCTCCAGAAGGCTTATCTAGGGCAGACTCAGGCACTCGGTCGATTAGGTGTTGGTCTATCTAAGGCAGAGCTTGAAACATCATCCTTTGCTGAAATCCAAGATCGCCTCAATGTCCTATTCGCTGGACAAGCAGCAACAGCAGCAGACACCTATGCAGGTTCGCTTGCCCGATTAACTGTCGCAGGTAACAATGCCAAGGAAACAATCGGTAAGGGTCTAGTCGATGCCTTCGTCACTATTACTAACTCATCATCTGTTGATGACCTAGTAACTAAAATTGACAAGGCAGCGCAATCGATTGCTAACTTCACTCGTGAGACTGGCAAGTTTATCCAGATCACCAAGGACATCTTTAAGAATCCTAGCTTCTTCGCACCATCTGGCGGCTTATTCGGTGATGGTAAGGGGTTTGGCAACATCTCTATGACTGTGTCCTCACAGGATACTCAAAGAGCAGATGCCATCACTAAAAAGAATCAGACGCAGATCACAAAGCTCACTAAAGAGCAAGCGGCAGCCCAAGCAAAGATCCTTAAAGATAAGAAGTTACAGGCTGCAATTGACAAGGCTAACATCCTTCTTAACAAGGGTACAGATGTCTTTGACATGGACAAGATCCAGAACGCAGCGGCTCTTACTAATCAGGCAGAGCAACTAGGCAAGGCAACGACTGGCTCACAGCTTCTACAGATCGCCAATGACACTGCTCGCCTGAATGTAAAGAAGTCAATCCTTGCCCTAGAAGATGCAATCGCTTCTAAGGATGAAGCAGCCATCGCATCTGCAACAACTAAACTTAATGCAGACCTAAAGATCCTTAATACTCTTACTGGTCAAAGCCTACAGATGGCTTCCATCCAGTCGATCCTTGCTGGGCTAGTACCTAAAGATCTAGTTAATCAAAAGAATCTAGATGATGCTCTGGCTAAGATCAGAGAGATGCTTGCTCTATTGGGCAAGGCTGCATTACCTGACCTCACAGCAGGTGGTAAAGCTGGTGTCAAATCTAATGGCACAAGTGATGGTCTAAGCGGTAAAAAGAGCGCAGCACAATTAGCACAAGAAGAAGCTCTAGCAGATTTTTTCAAGAAGAAATTAGCAGAAGAAGCCGCTGCTGCCGCTGCTGCTTTAGCCGCTGCTGGTCGAGGTATTGATGAAGAAGGAATCACAGGGCAGGTCATCGAACATATCGCTGCTGGCTCTGACATCGATGCAATCCTAGAATATGCAGATGCAGCAACAGCAAGAGCTAATGCAATTGCATCATTACTAGAAGGCAACAATGCAGCAGGAATGGCGGCTTTGACTACTAACGCTCTGGCTAATGCAGCTTATGGTTTCCAGTCTTTCCAGACTGCCGAGGCAGCATCGTTCCTACCCACTGGTAACGGCAGCGTAGGCGGTGGCATCGGAGCCTTTGACAGAGACATCAACATCACAGTAAATACAGGCGTGGGAGACCCTAACGCTATTGCTGAGGCTATTGAGAATCTATTACGCGAGGCTAACTCTCGTGGCACACTAACGAACGGAATCTTAGGCATAGCATGACATGGCTTCCAGAGTGGCGAGTGACAGTAGGGGATGATGTCTATACGACTGTCACCTCTGTTTCCTATGCCACTGGTCGCTTAGACATCGATCGCCAATGCACAGCAGGTTACTGCCGAGTAGAGATCATTAACACTACTGGGGCAGAGTTCACCATCAATGTCACAGAGCCAATTGCTTTAGAGCTTAAAGACTCAAACGATACTTATATCCCAGTCTTTGCTGGAGAAGTATCAGACTTTAGCATCGGGGTTAGATCTCCAGAGGAATCAGGCTTCATCACCACAGGCACAATCTTAGGTATCGGCGCACTTGCCAAACTAACCAAGGCTATCTACAACACAGCACTTGCAGAAGGTTTAGATGGCGCACAGATCGCAGAGATCTTAGGTGCAGCTCTTTCCCTTCCATGGGATCAGGTAACCCCGACAACAACATGGGCAACCTATCCAGCAACAGTTACATGGGCAGATGCAGAGAGCTACATCGGTGAAGTGGACACAGGCTTCTACACCATGAGCGCACTTGCAGCATCGGCTGTAACCAAGAGCAGCAGCCTTGTCGAGCAGATTGCCACTAGCGCACTAGGGCAGATCTATGAGTCCCCTACAGGCTTGGTCTATTATGACGATGCAGATCATCGATCTAATTACCTTGCAGCCAATGGCTTTGTTAATTTAGATGGCTCATATGCCACACCTAGCAGTATCCAGTCTCAGACTCAAATCGCTCGTATTCGTAACAGCCTTATCTACAAGTATGGTACAAGTTATGCCAGCACCTACAGTACCTCTGACAGCGACTCTATAGCCTCTTACGGGCTCTATGAGCGTTCCTTTGAGTCTAACATCAAGAATCTTACTGACATCACTGACATCGGCTCTAGAGAGCTTAATCTCCGTAAAGCACCTTTTAGTTCATTGGGAGCGATTACCTTCAGACTTGACAATCCAGACATGAGCGACTTCATGCGTGATGACCTTATCGGGATCTTCTTTGGTGAGCCTGTATTAATTACTAATCTACCGAGCAACTTATTAGGCGGTTCATTCGATGGCTTTGTGGAGAACATAGCCCTAAGAGCCACACCTACCTTTGTGGACATTACCCTCTACATCTCAGCAACAGACTTCTCACTATCAACGACACAGTGGGAAACAGTATTACCAGCCACCTTAGATTGGGCTGGCGTAAATGCTATACTAACTTGGACAAATGCGACAGGAGCTTTAACCTAATGGCAACTACTACCCCTAACTTCGGTTGGACTGTTCCCACATCTTCAGACCTAGTCAAGAATGGCGCAACTGCCATTGAGACACTAGGCGATGCAGTCGATGCATCCATCGCAGGTCTTACAGTCAATGCACAGACTGGTCTTACATACACAGCAGTCAAGGCAGATGGACTTAACGCTATTGTTACAATGGACAACGCAGCAGCTAATGTGTTCAGCATCCCTACAGATGCAACCTATAACTTCCCTATTGGTACGACTCTAGTGGTCTATCAGAAGGGCGCAGGTATCACCACAATTCAGGCTGTTACATCTGGCACAACTACAGTGACATCTGCTGGGGCAGTCTCAGCGGTACCAGTATTGGCTCGCTATAAGGCTGCTGCTGCTATCAAGCTTGCAGCTAACTCATGGACTGTGGTCGGTGGGATTGCATAGTGCTCAACTCTCTCATTGGGATCATTGCCTCTAGTGGTGGTGCGCCAGCATCCTTAAACTCTTATGAGTCAATCGCTACTGTAACTGTTGGTGGCGGTGGTGCGGCATCTGCAACATTTAGCACTATCCCTGGCACTTATACTCATTTACAGATTCGCAGTTTAATGCGTGGAACCAATGCTTCATCTACGGTTGAAACATACATAGCATACAATGGCACTTCAACAAATTATTATAGAGGTCATCAAATTTATGGACAGGGAACCGCCGCTATTTCTGATCCAGATCCAGCCACAACCAATAACTATTTTATGTTTTCTACTGCTGCATCTGCTACTGCTAGCATTTTCACCGCATCGGTTACAGATATTCTTGACTATGCAAACACTAATAAAAACAA